TAAGATTTGCAACAGGTGATATTAAAAACAGAAAAATAATACCAGTTAAACAATCTAGAAGAGAACAAATGGAAGATGCACCTGTAGACTTTATTGAAGAAACATCACCTTATGGACCTGTATATGATTAAACCTAAAAGATTAACTAGAACTATACCACCATTACGTGGACCTAGCCCACAAGGCTTGAATATTGATTATAATACTGTTAGAACAATAAAATCGGAGAAAACAATAAATGGCAGAAATAGACAAGGGTCTAATCCCAAACATAGGTAGTTCTTTAACTCCTGAACAGGAGATAGAACAAGTCGTATCTGAAACAGAAACAGTTTCATCTAGCCCTACTGAAGTTACAGAAAACGAAGATGGTAGTGTTGATATAAACTTTGATCCAAAAGCAAAGATGGATGGAGCATCTTTAGATCATGGTGCTAACCTAGCTGAATTTATAGATGAGAATGATCTTAATTTATTGGGAACAGAACTTTATCAAAACTATGAAGATTATAAAAGTTCAAGAAAAGATTGGGAACAAGCATACACACAAGGATTAGATTTATTAGGATTTAAATACGAACAAAGAACAGAACCATTTCAAGGTGCATCAGGTGCAACTCATCCTGTACTTGCAGAAGCAGTTACACAATTTCAAGCATTAGCTTATAAAGAATTATTACCAGCTGAAGGACCAGTTAGAACTCAAGTTGTTGGAGCATCTACTCCAGATACAGAACAACAAGCTGAAAGAGTTAAAGAATTTATGAACTATCAAATTATGGATGTCATGAAAGAATATGAACCAGAGTTTGATCAGATGTTATTTTATTTACCATTATCAGGATCAACATTTAAAAAAGTTTATTATGATGAAACATTAGGAAGAGCAGTTTCTCAATTTGTTTCAGCGGAAGATTTAGTTGTTCCTTATTCAGCAACATCATTAGAAGATGCTGAAGCAATTGTTCATGTATTAAAAGTATCAGCAAATGATTTAAGAAAACAACAAGTGAATGGTTTTTATAGAGACATAGAATTATTACCAGCAGATGATGGCACAGATACAAATGATGTTAAAGATAAAGAAAAACAATTAGAAGGAATTACAAAAAGTGAATATAGCGATGAAGTTTTTACATTGTTAGAATGTCATGTTAATTTGGACTTAGAAGGTTTTGAAGATAAAGATCAAAATGGTGAGCCCACAGGAATTAAACTTCCATATATTGTAACTGTTGAAGAAGGATCAAGAGAGATTTTATCTATTAAAAGAAATTGGGATGCGCAAGATGTTAAAAAAGAAAAGAAACAATATTTTGTTCACTTTAAATTTTTACCAGGATTTGGTTTCTATGGATTTGGTTTAATACAAATGATCGGCGGTTTATCTAGAACTGCAACAAGTGCTTTAAGACAATTATTAGATGCAGGAACATTATCTAATTTACCAGCAGGATTTAAACAAAGAGGAATAAGAATTAGAGACGACGCTCAATCTATTCAACCAGGTGAATGGAGAGATGTTGATGCCCCAAGCGGTAATTTAAGAGATTCTTTTATGACGTTACCATATAAAGAACCTTCGCAAACTTTACTTGCTCTTATGGGGGTCGTAGTTCAAGCGGGTCAGCGCTTTGCATCTATTGCTGATCTACAAGTGGGAGATGGGAATCAACAAGCAGCAGTGGGTACGACCGTAGCCTTGTTGGAAAGAGGAAGTAGAACGATGTCTGCAATTCATAAAAGAATTTATGCATCAATGAAACAGGAATTTAAATTATTAGCAAAAGTTTTTGCTTTATACTTACCTCCAGAATATCCTTACAATGTTGTCGGTGGACCAAGAACAATTAAACAACAAGATTTTGATGACAGAGTAGATATTGTTCCAGTTGCAGATCCAAATATATTTTCGCAAACACAAAGAATTTCTATTGCACAAACAGAATTACAATTAGCAATGTCTAATCCACAAATTCATAATATGTATGAAGTTTACAGAACTATGTATGAAGCATTAGGTATAAAAGACATTGATAAAATTTTAAATAAACCACAACCACCACAACCAAAGGATCCTGCTTTAGAACATATTGCGGCTTTAGCAGGACAACCGTTCCAAGCATTTCCGGGACAAGATCATAGAGCTCATATCACTGCACATTTAAGTTTTATGGCAACTAACATAGCAAGAAATGCTCCACCATTAATGGCAGCATTAGAAAAAAATATTTTTGAACACATTTCTGTCATGTCACAAGAACAAACTGAAGTTGAATTCAGAAATGAAATGCAACAATTACAAATGATGGGACAACAAATGCAACAAATGGGACAACAGAATCCACAAATGCTTCAAGCAATGCAAATTCAAGCAAAAATGCTTGGAGAAAAAATTGAAGCTAGAAAAGCACAGTTAATTGCTGAAGCAATGGAAGAATTTTTAAAAGAAGAACAACAAATTACTTCATTATTGTCAAATGATCCTATTGCAATGTTAAGATCTAGAGAATTAGACCTTAGAGCACAGGAAAATTACAGAAAAGAAGTTGAAAGTAAGGACAGAATCAACCTTGATAAGATGAAAATGATGATGAATCAGTCAACTCAAGATGATAAACTTAAACAAAACGAAGATTTAGCTAAATTAAGAGCAAATACTTCGTTAGAAAAGACAATTTTAGCTGCTAAATTAAAAGATCAGCAAAAATAAGTTTTAAAAACACAAAAAAAGGAGTATAAAATGGCCATGAAAAAACAAAATGAAAAATTAGCTAACGCAACTAGAACTTTTACTAAAGATTCTAAAGCTAAAGTTGATGTTAACCACTCAAAATATACTGATGCACAAGGTTATCTTGTTGGCGGAGTAGATGTTGAGATGTCTAGCAACTCTGAATCTCAAACTCAAGAAGTTCAAGGACAAGGTAGCATTCTTCCAGAGAAAAAAAGAACTGCAACTTGGTACTAAACCATGATTCAAATGTTAGGAGCTGTTGCACCTCTTGCAAAGATCCTATTTAATACAATTGAAAAGTCAGTTCCTGATAAAGATCTACAAGAAAAATTAAAAGCACAATTACAAACTCAATTATTACAATCTAATACTGCTGAATTACAAGCTGCAGCAAAAATAGTTGAAGCAGAAGCAAAAGCTGGTTGGTTCGCATCGAGCTGGAGACCGCTTTTAATGTATGTATTAATATTTATCTTAGTATGGAATTATGTTTTAGGCCCTGTTATATTATTCTTTTTTAAAGCTTCTATAACCATAACTCTCCCAGGAGATGTATGGACACTATTACAAATAGGTCTAGGTGGTTATGTAGTTGGAAGAAGTGCAGAATCGGTGGCACGCACTATGGCAAATAAACCGGCAAACAAAGAACAAGAAAACGGATAGGAGAAAAAATGAGAAACGATTATTCAATAAGACCAAGAGCAAAACTTAAAAAAGGTGGTAAAGCTAAAAAAAGTTTCCCTGATTTAAACAAAGATGGAAAAACAACTTTCGCTGACGTACTTACTGCTAGAATGTCTAAAAGCAAAAAAGGCAAAATGATGAAAGGTAAAAGATAATGGCTGGTCTTGGAAGACAAATGAGAGGAAATGGAATCGCTAGAATAATGAAATCAAAAGGCGGTTACGTTGATATGTCTGAGAAGCATGAAGGCATGGAATCTAAGGCTGAAGAAGCTAGAGAATATGCTATGGAAGAAAAAGGTTACAAAGAAACTAAATCTGGAAAAATGGTTAAAGCTGCTAAAGGTGGTCAAACAAAAATTGGAAAAGTAATGAGAGAGTTTAAACAAGGTAAATTACATTCTGGTAAAAAAGGACCCGTTGTAAAATCTAGAAAACAAGCAATTGCTATTGCTCTTTCAGAAGCAGGAAAGTCGAAGAAAAAATAATGCCATTTAAAAAAGTAGGTAAAAAAATATTTTCTGGTAAAGGTTATTCAGGTAGTAAAAAAGTTGAAATGATTCAACCAAAACCTGCTGATAGAAGTACATCAGGAAAAAGAGCAATTGGAAAATATTTAACTACTCAATCTAAAACTAAAAATCTTCTTAGACAAATTAGTAAAGAATCCGATGATTACATGAAAGAATTGGATACTCTAGAAGATTCAAATACTAGAATGATTGAAAGATTAGAAGGTAAAGGTGAAAGAGGACCTTCTAAAAAATTTGATGACATTGAAAAAACTGTGACTAATTTAGAAACAGGCGAAGTTGAAAAATATGCAAAAGGTGGACTTGTTAAAAAAGGTTTACCTAAACTTGCTAAGAAAGGTTGGAAGTAATGGCTAAACAAGGTTTATGGGCAAATATTAATAGAAGAAAAAAATTAGGTATATCAAGACCTAAATCACAATCTACTATATCACCAAAAGCATATGCAAATATGAAAGCTGGCTTTCCAAAAAGAAAAAAGATGGCAAAAGGTGGAGTGGCTAGAGGATGTGGAGCTATTATGCCGGATAGAGTAAAAGTTACAAAAGAATTCTAATGGGTGATATATCTTTAAGAGGACATGGTAGAGCAATGCTTGCAAAAGGTGGATCAACACCTGCATGGCAACGCAAAGAAGGTAAATCAGAATCTGGTGGATTAAATAGAAAAGGTATTGCATCTT